CAAGAAATGTCTAATATGGCTTTTGTGCCTACCAAAGACACTGCTACTGACTTAGCCGCCATGTTCTCTCTTATTAGCATTGTTGGAATGCTTGTTGGTAAGAGTGATGCACAGCGGTCTATGTTTGCCATGAATGGCATGTTGGAAGGCTACCAAAAGGGTAGAGCAGACCTGTACAAACGAGAGCAAATAGAGTTTGACAAGAACTTTAAAGCCATGCAAGCAAAGGTAGCCACGCTAGAAAAAGCGTTAACAGAGGCTATGGAAGTCAAGAAATACGACAAGGAAAGAGGTGACTTGATGGTCACTATGGCCTTGGCAGAATCTGAGTCTCAAGTTCTCAAAGCTATGCGTGAGCGTCAAGGTGATGTCGCTGTTCTTGAAAGTGTCCTCGAAGCAAGAAAAGACGTAGATACCCTTGTTGGACTTAACAATACTCTTGTTAAAAATGCAAATGACAGAGCAGATGCTAAAGCTGCTAGAGAACAGCAAGAACGTATTGCAAGAGAGAATAATCGTGCCGCAGATGAGAGAGCAAGGCTTGCTAGAGAGCAAGCATTAGCACTAGCAAATGCAAAAGCTCAACAAGGTGGATTCTTAAAGGCAGGAGCAAGAGTAACAGAAGGTTACACAGCAGATGTAATCTTGAAAAACGACTTGCAAGGTTTAACAAATGATTTAAAGAATCCAAAACTCAATGAACTGTTGAAACAATACCGAATTGAAGCATTCTTTTCAGAAAAAGGAGACTATTTAAATCAAATATTGTCTTCAGAAATACCTCCTGAGTTGCAACAGTTTTTAACAAAGGTCAGAGACATTCGCAATAACTACTATCTGAACATATCTGGTAAAGCTGTGACAGGTGGAGAGGCTGCTCGTAGCTATGGTGCTGTTCCACAACCAGGTGATGATGCACAAGGTATGTTAAACAAAATTGGTGGTATGGCTCAACGGATTGATGACTCTATCCAACTCAAGCGTCAGTTGTATGGATTGCCAGAAATCAACTTAAGAGAAGGCATGAGAACAAATCTTGTTCCTGGTCAAGACTACACAAGAGATGAAACGCAAAAATCTCTTCCAACTGTAGAAAAACTCAAAGCATATGCTGATAAGGTTCATGGCGGGGATATAGATAAAGCCACATCTTATTTGCAATCTCAGGGGTATAAATAATGGATGAAGACATCAGTGACCTCCCAGTTCCTGCCAAAATAGATATATCTGATTTACCTGTGCCTAGCGCACAAGATGTATCTGGATTGCCTGTTCCTGATTCTGGGAAAAAAGAAGAAAAGTCTTTTTTGGGTCAAGCTGCTGATGTAGTTAAATCAGGAGGTATTGGCGCAACTGTTGGAGCTTTTACTCCTGAAATCATGACGGCATTAGGATTAATACCAACACCCGCATCACCGTTTTTGTTGGCTGGTGGACAAATAGCACGTGGAGGCAGAGCGGCTGCTGCTTTGGCTGGTGGATTGTCTGCTGCTGGTGGTAGTGTTGCAGGTAAAGTCGTTCCTGAACCAGAAAAAGTAGCAATAGACATTCCAGGAATACAAGTAACTAGAAAACAACTTGCAGAAGTTGGAGGAGAAATTGCTGGACCAGGAGCATTAAAAGCTACAGAACTTGTTTTGCGTGGAACTCCACTTGTCGGTGGTTCTATAAGAGCATTAGAAAAATATGCGGGTGCTGGTAAAGATGGATATGCTGATGCTGCCGCAAGAGAATTGGCATTGATTGCCAAGCCAGGTTTACGAGATAGGTTTTTTGGCTCTGAAGTACCTGTAACTGAAATACAACCGTATCGTCAAATCTATGATGCTTTGGCTGGGTTGGACAATGCAAAACGTAGAGAAGGTGAAGCGTTGTTAGAAGGTGCAAAAGGAAGAGCACAAAGAATCACTGCACACTACAACGAACAAGCACGTAGAGTCCAAAGATTCAATATTGCAGAAGCGCAAAGGCTCAAGCAAGAAGGTCAACAGATGGCAGAAGGTGCTATCAAAGATGCTATAAGTCAAGTAGAGAAAAAATTTGGCATAGCACGAAGAGCAGAAGCTGCGGGACAAAAAGCGGCAGTAGCATCTGAACAATCCGTTGCTGCCATAGGAAATACCAAACGTTCACGTTCAGATATAGGTTTGTCACTGCAACAAAAAGTAAAAAATACAGATGACTTGCAAGTTAAAACAATGCAAGATGCGTTTGAGAATGACAAATCAGCAAGAGATGCTTTAGTTGCAAAGCAAGAAGAAGCAGGTATTTTTCCAGAAAACACCACCAAGTTTAAAGAAACTCTTGCTTTCTTAAATGACAAACTCGTAAAGGGCAGACAACCTGCTGAAAGAGTAAAAGTAGATGTTACTGAGCAAGGTGTTAGAAATGTTTATGAGCGTGTAAGAGAAGCCATGCTCAATAAGCGTGTGATGATGGAAGGCTCAGAAGCAGAGGTAGCACAACAAGTAGCAGACATACAAAAGGCTGGTGGTCAAGTTCAAAAAGGAACAAATCCAGCAACTGGAGAGCCAGCTTTTTACCGTGTTTACAAAACATCTTTTGAGGCCTTAGACCCTATTAGAAGAAAGACTGGTGAGGCATTTGATGGCAAGGCTGTAGAGGGTTTTGAAGGTCTTCTTAAAGAACAGGCAAAGGATTTGTATGGGCGCATACGCTCGATACAAGTTGAGTACGCTGGTGGCGTAGATGGCCCACAAGACATGCTGCTTCGAAATTACTCTGAAGGCAAAGACATTCTGAATGCTTTGCGTATTCCTGCTGGAAGAAAGATTATTGGGACAGACAGATTAAACCCAGAGTATTTGACACAAGACCCAGCAGACATACCTTCAACATTTTTCAGAAGTAAAAAATCTGTACAAGATTTATTGCAGATAACGAAAGACCCAGCATTGGTTGAAGGTGCTGCTTCAGATTATTTGGCCCGAACTTTGGTAGGGAAAGACAGCAAGGCCATAATTAACTATCTCAAAGACAACAAAGAATGGATAGACCTATTTCCCAACTTGTCTAATAGAGTAAACAGTGCCATGTCTGCAATTTCTAGAGCAGAAAGCGTAGTGCCAAAAACCACAAAACTTGCTACATCTTTGCGGACAGAAATTAAGAATTTGCCTATACAAGCAAAAGAACAAGAAGTCGGAATAAAAACTGCTGCCGCAACAGAGTCAGAGAAGAGATTGCAAGCAAGCATTTCTAAAGGTGAAAAGCTACGTAAGCAAGGTCAAAAATTAGCCGAGACTACAACAGGTCAAGATAAGGTAAAAGGCATTCTTGGTTCTGGTGACCCAACTGTAGAAATTGAAAAGCTGATTACATCTGGAGAAACGCAAAAGTTGAGAGAGGTTGCTCCTTTCATAAAATCTAACCCAGAACTTGCTAAGAGCTTTAACAGGGCATTAGACATAACCATTTCTCGAATGAACCCCAAAAATGTTGGTGATGATTTTGAGCGAATCCTCAAACCAGCTTTGTTGAATACTGGATTGATAACGCCCAAAAAAGCAGCAGAATTGACTCAAAGAATCAGAACTGTACAAATGACGCTAGAGCCAAGTGCTGCTGCCCAAACAATTCGTTACATCATCAAAACAGGAATTTCTGGTGAGGCTGGAACACAATTAACAGATTAGGAGTAGTCATGCCACTCAAACAAGGTAGTAGTCAAAAAACCATTTCTGCCAACATTCGCAGGGAAATGAAGGCGGGTAAACCGCAAAAGCAAGCAATTGCTATTGCACTCACGACAGCACGAAAAGTCAAAAGGAAGGACAGAAAATCATGAAAGACAAATACGACACAATGGGTAAAGCAATGACAAAAAGTGAAATTGACCGCATGGCTCGCCAAGGTGGTAAGAATGAGGTTCGTGCTTCTGAGGACTACAACCGTCAGATGATGAACACAATGGGTAAATCCATGACCAAAAACGAAATGAAACGCTCTGCCCCCCGCAAGATGAAGCGATGAGCAGGAAAAAGCCTGAGAAGGGCATAAACCCTGCGCTGGAGAAAGCTATCAACGAGTTGATGGCTGCTGTCATGCTTGACCCTACCGCCTCCATAACCGACAAAATGAAGGTTATAGACCGTGCCTTGAAGCTAGAAGCCTTGAAAATGAAGGATGCTGACGAAGGGTACGGTGCAGGGTTATTCGGTGACGATGACGAGGAGACATGATAATATGGTTATTCCATTATTAGAGAGGGAAAATCATGGAAGCAACCGCAATTATTCGTCTGGCGTTAGGGGTCATCTCCGACCGCTTAATTACCATTCTTGCTCTGCTCACATCTTTTGGACTGGGCTGTTGGGTAATGTGGGAACCAAAGTGGGAGAGGGTGACAACTCTTGCAATTTATGTAATATTCAGCTATCTGCTGGTGAGGATAAAGGAGAAAAAACATGGACATGATTCCGAAAGTCAAGACAACTAAGGTACAGGCTCAAGTTGGCACTGGTATCACACAGAACAAGCTGTGTGTGCCTGGTGACTTCACCCCTGGCAAACTCCCCGCAGGTGGTTTCCAGTCCGTCTGGAACTTCAAAAACAACGTGCCTAACGATTACTTTACCCGTAAGGAATCGCCTACCTCTGGTGGTGGTGAAAAGGTGTACTGATGGCTAATAACATTGCCTTTCAGCCTATGGGCAAGACGCACAAGTTAAATGCTGCCACAACAATTCAGCAGCTTACCTTGTATTCAGACAGCCCTGTACAGCAGTACATGTTGGTCAGCCATGAGCCTACTGGTGGTGCTGGCTTGCCCGTTTATGTGCGTATTAGCAACAGTGCTACTGCAAACGTGGCACTGCCTAGTAATGGCTCTCCGTCATATTCTGTGATTGTCCCGCCAGATACCGTCATGGTTGTTACTGGCCCACAATCGACAAATACTGCTCCTGTTTACGTTACCTTTGTGTCAGAGACTGGCACTCCAGAAGTTTATGTGACCCCAGGAGAGGGTCTGTAAATTGACCCGATAAGCATCCTCTTTGCTGCCAACGCATGTGTAGCGGCAATCAAAGAAGGGTGCGAACTCTATAAGCAAGCAAAAACCTCCTTTATGGAGGTTAAGGCCACAGTTGATGAAGCTGTTGGCATTGCCAAAGAAGTGCATGGTTTCTGGGGAAAGCTGGCGCAGATGTTTGCTGGTGACAGCAAGCCTACGCCTGTTGCCAAGCCTGTAGCCAAGAAGAAAGAGAAGTATGTTTCTGTTGACGAGACTAAGGTCATGTCAGATGTGGTGGCACAACTCACAGAGTTTTTCCGCTTACAAGAGCAACTTGCTGCCCATATAAGAGAAGAAGAAGAGAAAAGCCAGAACGTCTACGACCCTGATGCCAACATCATGGAAGCCGCTCTCAAGAGGGTTATGGCTCAAGACCAGATGGCGGCACTGGAAGTGACAATCAGGGAAACGATGGTGTACCAAAGCCCACCCGAAATGGGTGCGCTGTATTCCAAAGTTTTTGACATGCGGAATGTCATACAGGAAGAACAAGAAAAGGCTAGACTTAAGCAAGAGGCGCAAGCGAGGTACAAGGCATGGCAACGCAGGGAGGAAAAAAGAAACTTCCAGGCAAACCTAGCGTATCTTCTAGCGACTTTTATATTCCTCCTGTATCTGTGGCTACTCCTCCTGTTCATAAATCGGATGGAGAAGACGTAGTGGGATGGATTGCAGCATGTGTGTTGGTTGCTCTTTTACTGCCTCTTTTGGCTATGTTGTACCTGGATGTGCTAGAAACCAAGCATGAGGCCAAGCAACAGATAGAAAAGGTAGAAAAGTTAAGACGAGAGGTGGAGAGGAAAAATCGTGAACAAAACCGTAATCATGATTCTGATAACGCTCCTGATGACAGGATGCGAAGATAGATTCCGTTACCAGTGCCAAGACCCAAAAAACTGGGAGCTTGCGGATTGCAAACCGCCAATTTGCACTGCCACTGGCACTTGCCCAGAACAACTTGTTAAACCTGAACAGGAGAAGAAGTGATGCCTACAGTAGTTAAAAATGTCAGCAATCGCCTGACAGCAGAGGAAATTGAAGTCAGGGTCTGGGCGTTTGTCATTGTGGTGCTGGTCAGCATTCTGCTTGGCGCAATGGCTATGTTCCTGTATTCTGTGACCTACGTCACTCAGCCCATGTCTGGCATGGCTCCTATTGACAAGATTTACACAAGCCAGATCTCTACCATCATGGTGTTTATCACTGGTGTTTTGGGTGGTGTGGCTGGCAGGTCAGGAATCAAAGCCGTAGCCAATGCAACTGCCAAGGCAGAAGCTAACGACAATGACGAGCCACCCAAGCCATGAAAGGCTTGTTGTCTGGTCTTGTAGCCTTGTTAATAGCTTTCGGTGGAGGCTATTACTACGGCAAGCATGTTGAGGCAAAAGCCCAACAAGAAGAGGTTGACCGCCTGAATACTGTTGCCAGAGCAAAGGAACAGGCTTTAGCCACGGCTATTACTACTACCGCAGAAGCACTGAGGAAGACAAATGAAAAAGCCAAACTGGTTACGAAACAGCGGGATGCTGCTATTGATGCTGGCACTTACAAGCTGCGGGTTCCTGTCAAAACGACCTGCCCCGTACAAACCCCCACAGATACCAGCCTTGCCGCAGGAAGTGGTGGAGGAGAAGCACGTGCCGAACTTGACCCAGAGGTTGGAAAAAATCTTTTCGCAATAGCGGAAGAGGGTGACAGAGCTATACAAAAACTCAATGCCTGTATAGACTTATACAACAAAGCTGTTGAATCACAGAAGGAAATCAAATGAACTTGACTGCCAATTTTTCCCTACATGAACTCACCAAATCTGAGACAGCCCTGCGTCTGGACTTGGACAACACCCCTGATGAACAGACCACAGAGAACCTGCGTTTGCTGTGCGAGAAAGTCCTGCAGCCCGTACGTGACCACTTTGGCAAGGGTGTGAAGGTGAACTCTGGTTATCGTAGCCCTGAGTCAAATGCCGCTGTAGGTGGCTCCAAGACCTCAGACCATTGCAAGGGCATGGCAGCAGATATAGAGATTCCTGGTGTTGCTAACGCTGACTTGGCTCAGTGGATTATGGACAATCTGGACTACACCCAGTTGATTCTGGAGTTCTACACACCTGGCATTCCTGACAGCGGATGGGTACATGTCAGCTATGACCCTGACAACCTGAAAAAGCAGGAATTGACTGCTACTAAGGTTGCGGGTAAAACTACGTACTTGCAAGGCTTGGTGGCATAGGAGTCAGTATGGCTAGGAAGAAGTTCCCAAATCTATCTGTAGGCAGAGGCGAAAAGCTGTCTGTCAAGAAGGGTGCGGGACTGACTGCCAAGGGTCGTGCAAAGGCAAACAGAGCAACAGGGAGCAATTTGAAGGCTCCCACCAAAGATACCTCGAACCCTCGTCACAAGTCTTTCTGCGCTAGAAGCAGTGGATGGACTGGAGATAGAGGGAAGGCAGCAAGAAAGAGATGGGGGTGCAGATAATGGCATACACACCGAAAGCCCAACGTGGCTTGTACTTCAACATTAACCAACGCAGGGCAGCAGGACTGCCTCCTAAACGCAAGGGTCAAGCTGGTTACCCCACCAAAGCAGCGTTTATCAGGTCGGCAAGGACTGCTAAACGCTAAATTTTTCATGCTGCTGGAAGCAGGCCGCCTTCAAACAGGTAGCTACCGAAATGGCCTAGAACCACCCACGGAGCGGCATGAATCTTGTAGCCATGTCTACGTGCTTCTTGGCAGAAGTAGTAGTCTTCTGACAGCAAGCGTCCTACGCCTGCTTCGATAGCACAGGCAAAGAACTCCACAATCTTGTCCTGCTTGATTTCGCCAGACAGGAAGGTGACATCGTTGATATAGCTTGGCATCTTTGTAGCCAGGTCTTCCAGTACTTCACGCTTGATAAGCATGAACCCTGTACCGCCATTCCAGATTTCCACAGGCTCATGTGCTGGTACTGTGACTGTGCCAGCATAGTCAACAAGGTTAACCACCAGCGAACCTGTACGGGTTTTCAGTTGGTCAACAGGCACACCATCTTTGACTGCTTGCTCGACACCATGCCAGTTGATTTCCTTCTTGGGGTAGATGCCACAAATAATATCTTTGTCAGCATCAATCATAGGAACGATGTCGGCAGGATTCCAGCGAATGTCTGCGTCAATAAACATCAGGTGGGTAGCTTCCTTCTTGTTGAGAAAGCCATGTGCAAGAGCGTTACGCCCACGCTGGATGAGGGATTCGTTGAACATGCAGGAGAAGGACATGTCAATGTCGTTAGCCCTCATGACAGCGGTTGTGTTGACCAGTGACTGACAGTAGTAGCCTGTGGTCATGCCACCATACATAGGGGTGGCGATGAAGATGTGAGCCTTACTCATTTTTGACCTTGGTCTGTCTTCATGATTTCCTGTGCATCTTCAAAGCCAGCAGCGTAGGCAATGTTCCAGAGTTGTTGAAGGGACATGTTCACCAAGTTCATGGTGTAGTTAATGCTGTTGTTGGCCTTGTTTACAGAGTCTTGGCTCATCTGTAGTTGTTGTGGTGTTGGTTTAACGTCACTCATGATATGTCCTCAATTCTTAATACGTATCTGTTTGTCTTTGCGGATTTTCTCCAACCATGCACCTCCACACGAATCCCTGCATCTCTTACAAGAGCAAGCGTGTCAGAGGCCACAATCTTTTTTATGCGGTCACTGACAGCAGAGGCTGTTACCTGCACTGCCAGCACCTCACCTTTGCGAATAGCGAGAAGGTCAGCCCACCCCCACAGGTCTTTTCGTTGTTTAGTGAAACTGTTCCACTTCTCTACTACTTCAACGTGGTAGCCAATCTCACGCAGGTGAGCCAGACTACGCTGTGTGGGCGAGGTTTTTGTCGCCATCAAAAAGGAATTTCTGAATCGTCTTCAGTTAACCTACTTGCTGATTTACGTGCGTAGTTAGAAGGGATTTCTTTATCCTTCATCTCTTCCTCACGTTTCTTCTTGCTCCAGTTATCTTCTTTCAAAGCAAGCAAGTTGTGCCCTCGGCTGGTTGGCTTTTGCCACGCTGCAATCTTCAACTTCTCACCTGCTTTGTAGTCCATCTCTAGAACAACAAACCCTTTGTAGTCTGGGCCTTTTGGAGACTTACGCATCTCTTCTTCTTCCCAGTACATGACACCTGAACCAGGCATCTCCTTGTGTGCATTTCCTGTTGCCATTTCTTTCCTTTCAAAGTGTGTACTTGGCAAACTTCTTCCCGCTTTCGTTAACCATCTCCGTAAAGATTCTGTGTCCGTCTTTCCGCAGAGATTCGATATGTGCTGCAAGCCTGAAACAATTGAATTCATTCAATGCCTCCAGTGGTGTCAGGCTTCTCCCGCTTTGTAGCCACATCAGAATATTGGCTCGCTGAGTCCCGAATCGGGAATTGGTTGGGACTTGTCTGGCTTTGGGGAGGCTTGTCCTCCAGCGGTGACGATAGCGGCTCTGAGTTTGACTTTATCCAAGCTGCTGAAGTTTTCTGTAACACCTGTATTGCAGTCTGAGAGTGCGGTGAGTTTCCCTGCCTTTTCCTCCAGAGAGAACTTTTGGCTGGAGACAATTCTGTTAACCATGCTGGCATATCCTTCTATCCAATCTTCAGGCGTTTGAAAACGTTTGTAAGGTTTGTCTGAATTCGGAACGTGAAGCGCAAACGCTCCATCCTCCTCTTGTAGTACATCCTGTGATACATCTTCCACCCGCTCCACACTGCCCATGTGCTTGACCTTTTGTTCTGTGGAAGGTTGAAAATCTTGTACCTCTTCTGGGGTGTAGACGCCCACCACGCAGCCTGGGAAAACAGAGCGGATTCCTTCGCTAATGACTCTCGCACGGAGCATCGCTCTTGGGTAGTTCTTCCAGTTATCCTTGTTGGCGATTCCAATTTCCTTCGCTTGGCGAAGAGTCCAGCTGAGTTCGAGAGAGCCGCCCTGCGGG